GGTCACCCTTGTTGGTAACGATAACCTTGACGAACTTGTTGTCAAGATAAGAGAGGTCTTTGAACTTGTTCATGTTCTCGTGATCATAGTAAATCTTCTCAAAGATAGTGATCGGATTAAGAACAGGGGTCATCTCCCTTGTTTCCATATCAAGTATATGGAAGTGCTTGGGGTCACCGCAGTCATTCCAGAAGAACTCCATCTGAGCACCAAGATAGTGGATGTTGTTCATACTGGACTTGGCATGGAAGTGACCGGACAGAACCATATCAAATCTATCAAACACACTCTTGTCCATACCATCCATACACACTTGACCACGAGACATCTCAAAACCTGCCAGTTCCAAGTGTGCGCCCACTATTGTTGCTTTTGTGTTGGAAAGAAACTCCAGTGTTGCTTTCTCATTCTCACTGTTAATCCAAGGGATCAGTGCAACCTCGGTACCATCATAGTTTACAACAGTTGGTTCCAAGAGTAGGTTCACTTCATTCATATAGTGACCTTGAAGTTCCTTTAGTGCGTTCAACTCGTTGGTGTTCTTATAGTACACATCATGGTTACCGCAGATGATGTCCATAGTAATACCATGCTTACGCATAGGTTCTAGGAATATCTTACGGTTGTGTTGGAGTGCTTTAAAGTTGATAGTCTTGCGATTATCGTAGTAGTCTCCAAGGTGGATGATATGCTTTATATCATTCTCTAACAGATACGGAAAGAACACTTCTGAATAGAATCGTTCCTGATATGCCATAAAAATGTCAGAGGAATTACGACACCCTGCATGGGTATCGTTCAGTATTGCAACCTTCATATAAAACCTTTATTCAGTTATTAGTGTACAGTATAACATGGCAAACAGGATTAGTCAACTATAAAATCAGTTAAATCCGAGTCTACCTTGACTGTACGTCTCTTACGTTCCTTCTTAACAATCTCTTTCCATACTGAGTCTTTCTCTTTTACTTCATCAATACGCATCCGTAATCCATCAACATATGCGATGGCATACTGGTTTGACTGATCATCACCTAATTCGTTATCAATGAAAGTCTCCACACCAGACTGCTCCATGTAACGCATCTTGATGTCTTGTTGTTTCTTCTCCTTCTCAATCCTACGGAGGAATGCGAACCATGAAATCTGTGTGAAGTAGGCAAAGGCATTTGGTTTACCAGTACGAGTTGCCGCCTCTAGGTTGTAGTTCTCAATTGCCTTGAGACAATTCTCTACTGCATCCATCACCATCTCTTCACGATAAGTGTAACGAACAAAGTTAGACTTATGGGATAGTCCCTCACAAATCTTTAGGAAACATCTTGCAATGTAATCAGGTACCTTGGGCAGTGGCACACACGATTCTCTTGCACCATTAAGATCAGTAACATAATCAACAACTGATTGGGAGAACTGAGCATTATTAACGTAATGCGGTTTGTCTTTTGGTTTTACCTTTACTTTAGTTTGTGGTTCCATTATTTAATTCCTATTTTTTTCCTTAGTTCACTACTTGCAAATCTGTGATGTCTCTTATTATAGAACAGTCGGATGTAATTGTCAAGACAATAATCCAATCCAGTGAAAGTTTTTTCTCTATACTCTTCACCAATGATACGAACATCAAAGTCAATCAGTTGCATCAAGTCCAGTAAGTCTTCTTCTGTCTCATACGGAATGATCTCATCCACCCATTGACAGGCATCCACTTGTATATATCTTTCGGTTACCGACTGAATTGGTTTGTTCTTCTTTGGACGATCTACAGTAGGATCAGTCTGTAATCCCACGATAAGATAGTCACACTGTGTCCTTGCCTCTTCCAACATCTTTACATGACCCGCATGGAACAGGTCAAATGCCGAACAGGTGAACCCAATTATTTTTTTATTTTGACTTGACAAAAGTTGTGCTCCGCTGTATAATAACGCTTAGTGTTGAGGAGGGGTGAATACTATAGTTCCTGCAACAGAAAAACGATCACCTTCAAATTGTTTAGATACTGCTTCATGTATAAGATGTCCTTGGAAGAGTACCAGTTTACCATTCTCTATTTCAATTTCTGTTCCTATTGTCGGAAAGACTAGATTGGAACATCCTTCTGGTGGATCAATGTAATAACAGTATGCCCATGTATTTGGCCAGTGATTATGAGGTTGAGTCACCTCTTCTTTCTCTGCACGAATACCCCACATATTATTCACTCGCAAGGTATCTATATGTACTTGTTTCCACATGGGCATACTAAGACGATGATGATGATTCTCATAGTCCATGTTCATCTCTATAGATGATTCTTTAACAAACTCTTCAATGATATCTGCTAATTTTCTAAACTCAGGATAAACACTATGCATATTACCGAACGTGGTGTCTGCCTTGACATTAGTTATACGGTGTACTTGATCACCTGCATCAGCAATTCGGTTCACTATCCTCGTATTCATATCCTCGTCATCAATCATCTTGGTGAAGATATAATCATCTTGGGTGTTACTGTATTTCATTAGTGTATCTTCGTGCTCGGTGGATTGCTACCAAACATATCAATTACATTGGAACCACTATCCATACGATTCAGATAATCTTCCATTTTCTTATCTCGTTTAACTTGTTCGGTAGGGTGATCTTCATCAAACTCTTTTTCTCGTTGCACGTGCATATCAATCATATCATGCACTGCCTCATAGTACTGTACAATAAGTGATCGCGTAGGGAACCCCATCCCCACAATATGACTAGAGTTGATAATAAGTAAATCTTCTCCATTTTCTTGATAAACCATCCACGGACGAAAAGCATAGTATTTCATACCATCCGAACTTTCCATCATAATAAGTCGCATTGCTTTTCGTACAAGAATCTCAAAGTCTTCTTCCTCTGCCCATTGCACTACTTCACAGAGAATTTCCTCACCATTGGCAAGTTTTAACTGTCTTACTTCTGTCTCGTTGTTCATGCCGTTCCCTCAAGTTTGAATTGTTTATAGTTTCTAATGATATTTATCAGACCATTAACTGGCAAATTTTCGTGATTCTCTGTGTAATACTTCTTACCCTCCTTGGGATTTTCATGTACCTCTGCGTGAACAAAGTTAACCTGCCACACACCAGAAGGATTTTTTCCACTACCAACCCTTTCCTTGGTGAAATCTTTTACCCATTCAATCATATCTATAAAATCATAATCACCACTCGGATGAATCCACCAATTCCATTTATTCTTTTCTCTATGCTTGTTAGACTTCTTACCTCTCTGCATATTTGAAACGTGTTGTCTCATTTCGGGGTCTAGTACATCGGGGTCTTCATATGAGTATGTATAACCATACTCCATGAAATTGTTGTACACCTTCCAATCAATAGCATCTGCTTGTTCGTCATCGGGTTCCGATAACATCAATGGTAGGAAGGACACCACGTGACCGTTCCAGTGCTCATTGACCCATGCTTTGGTTGTTTCTAGGGACTCAAAAGTTTCGTGGGGCAGACCCGCAATCATAGTGAACTGTCCGACATAGTAATTAGGTGAATGCTCGTTGAAGTAGTCCTGTATTTTTAGCAGACCCTTCTTGAGTTCCTCTGGTTTCATACCCTTACCGACTGCCTTACCAGACTCACGATTGAATGTCTCCACCCCATAACTATGTGCGGTGAAACCCATATCAATCATATCCTTCCACGTATCTTCTCCGTGACGTATGAGTAGGTCTGCCCTAACATATCCACCGAACTGTGGTTGGAATGGTAGTCTACGTACTGCACGTGCAAGTAACGCAATCTTATCTTTGGAGTCGTTTACAGTATCGTCTGTAATGTAGTAGTTGGTGATACCCCACTTCTCATAGTTCTCCAACAACTCTTCGTAGAGATTGTCCTCATCTCTAGTCGTGTCTTCCTTCATGCCCAGTAGAGGGAAGTTGCAATACTTACACGCAAAGATACATCCCCGTGAGAATTCAATATTTACCGTTTCGTTTGGTTGTACAAAGTCGCGTTTTTCAAATGAGATGCTTGCGTCTCTCTTAGGGAAGCAGGGGTAACTGTGTTGTGCGGTGATCAGTTTACCACCATTACTGAGTGTTGAATGTACGCGAGGTTCTTCACCACCCATAATATGCTTGAGTACGGCATCCATTGCATACTCACCATTACCCGTGATATAGTAGTCTGCCTCTACGCAAGTGACAGTCCAAGTCTTTTGCCCACCCGAAATGATCTTTAACCAAGGGTAGTTTCTTCTTATGTAATCAGTGAACCACTTCAGTTTCTCGGTTGCGAGTGTTGCGAATAGCAGACTGAACCCGATAAACTTTGTGTCCACGGTCACTCGTGATTTGAGTAGTTCAACCAATTCTTCGTTGGTGAAGAATATACTATAGTCAATAACCTCAACATCCCATCCGGTCTTTCTTATATGGGTTGCTATTCGGTGATTGCCATAACTACGATAGGATTCAAGTCCATTGAAGAGTCCTGCAACAACCATCTCGTTAGGATGTTCGTCATGGATTCTTCGTCCAAACTCTTCGTTGTTTATACTTAAAGAAGTAAACCCACCGAACAATATTCCGTGGGGTTTCTTTTCAATCAATTTTATTTTCATTTCAAATTTATTTGATGTATCTTATAAGGAAACTGTTCTTTAGTATATATCTTTATTCTTTCGGCACTGTGACGCAATGTAAAGTTCTTGTGTGACTTGATATGCATATCATCCGCAATATCGTATAACTTAGCATTAGACCCATCGTCAGACTGCCTCAGAGCGCGCCCAATGGATTGTAGCACCTTAACCTGACTCTTACTAGGGGATGCGAATACTATATTATGAAGATTCCTAATATTAATACCAGTACTGAAAGTGCCCAAACTAGCAACAATAATTGCATTCTTTT